CCGTAGCCTCTAAGGCTGGTGCTTGGTTCACATACTGCGCGTTGAAGAAGTCGAACCGCCAGCCGTCAGCCGGGTCCAGCTTCGCGTCCTTCAACGCAATCGCCGCCAACTGCTCAACTTCCGCGTTAAGGCGGGCCTTCACTTGGTCAACCAACACCTGCATCGCGGGTCCAACGGGCGTGTTCTCGTGCGGCATAGAAAGAAGGGAAGAGGTTAGTACGACGATTTGCGGGAGGCCGCAGCGTTATCGACCAAATTCGGGTACGGTCGCCCAGCCTTCTTCGCGCTGGCCTTGGCACTGGCCTTGGCTTTCGGGGAGAGGGTGGACGGCTTCGTATCCTTGGGCGCTTTCTTGTCCCAGAAGGCGATCTTCCGCTTCATACCGGCGCCACTGCTGGGGATACGTCCTCTGGGGATGCATCTTCCTCAACCACGTCAGCAACGACGAGGAGCGGTGGTTCTGGCCGTACCGCCACGCTCACGTCCTCCACGGGTACGCCGAGCTTGTTGGCGACCGCCTCGCAGAGTTGCGCGTCCGTCCAGTCGTCGCACAAGTCCGCGCTGTTCAGGGACACCGACTGGCCGACAAACGTCTGCCCGATGGTGGGCACGTCCACCGCGACGCTGCACGCGCAATCGGTGTGGCCGCTGGTGTAGTTGATGCTGGCTTGGCTAATCGTGATGAGGGTCATGGTATCGGCTGGTTAGTGGAGATCGACCCACGCGCCGTTATAGACGCGAAGCTTGTTCGTGCTGCTGTTGTAGTACACGTCACCCGTTTCCGCGCCACTCGGATCAGCGGACAGCGGCACGAAGCGAAGCTGGCCCGTAGACTTGATGCGGGCGCGTTCGGTGTTGTTGGTGCCGAACAGCATTGGGTAACTACCAGTATGCCACATTGCTGCTGCGTATGCTGTGCCGAATCCAGCGCCGACGCTACTGTCGAGACTAACGTAGAAAGTTCCACCAGAGTTGACGAACCGCTGCTCAGCTTGATTTGTCCCCGTAGTTGATTCGATTCTCTGCCGCGCAATTGTTGCTTGAACATCAAGGCGAAACCCAGACGTTGGGCTTGCCGTCCCCACGCCCAAGTTCCCACTCGCGTCCAACGTCATCGCTTGCGTGAACGAGATCGCGTTGCCAGCGGTGCCGGATGCGGCGGTGTACCAGCGATGATCGCCAGCCGCGTTTTGCGTGTACTGCGTGGCCGAAGCCGTCCCAATGTACTTCCACCCGCTGCCGTCCCAGAACGCATTGCTGCTGAAGTACGTATCAACGTTTGCCGCGCCGCCCATAACCAGCGAGCCACGGTTGAACTGCAACGCCGAACCCAGACCGCTCCACGCACTCGGCGTCACCCCGAGGCCGAGGTTGCCGGAGGCGTTGAGGGTAGCACGTTGTACGGCAGAAATATTGAAGTTGAGAACGCTGCCGTCTATTTCCAACGGCACCGATGCGCTACCTGCATCGTTGAACGCTTGCACCCGCACACCGCCAGCAACAAGGGAATTGGCGACAGCAAGGTTGCCGTCTGTCTGCGTTTTAACTTGCAGCTTCAACAGCGGACTCGCCGTCCCGATGCCGAGGTTGCCGGAGGAGTTGATGACGGCGCGTTGTGCGCCACCCGCTGAGAATTGGATTTCCCCTGTGCCAACAGCAGTTATTGCAACGCGACCGGGAGCCGATGCATGGGTCGAGCCAAAAACGATAACATTTGCGCCAGTTGACGACGGGTTGCCGCCAGCAATTCGCATGAAGTCGTTATCGACGCTGCGGAATACTTCTGACCCAAGAATCGTATTTCCACTCACCGCCAAGCTCGTCAACGTGCCCACGCTCGTCAGGCTGCTCGCCGTCACGCCAGACGCCAGCGTGCTGCCCGTCAGCGTGCCAGCGGCTGCGGTGACGGTGATGTTGGCCGTGCCGTCAAAGCTGACGCCGTTAATGGTGCGGGCGGTGGCGAGGGCGGTAGCCGTGCTGGCGTTGCCGGTCAGGTTGCCGGTGACGTTGCCAGACACACCACCGGAGGCCGTAATCAGCCCCGTGACACCCAACGTGCCCGTGATCAGCAAGCTGCCGCTAATCGTGCCGCCGCCGCCTGAGAGGTACGTCAACTCCTGCCATGTCGTGCCGTCGTCGTACCAGAGGCGGTAGCTGCCCGTGTCGTTCGACAGCCACTTCCGGCCAGCCGTGCCAGCAGCAGGACGGGAGGCCAAGGCAGACGACTGCAAGTGTACGCCGGGGTCGGCATCGTGGTTGTTGTACGAGGAACGCAACGTGTTGTCGTTCCCTCGCACCGAGTTGGCGTCAATCGGAGTGGTGCCGTTGACTGGCGACGTGAAGGTCGCAACCGCGTGTTGTCCTATGGTGTTCGGCATACCCTTATCTCCGACTTAACGAAAACGCTTCGGCTTGGAAGCGGCTAAAGACTGGCAACGCTTCACCAGAGTCGATGATACTGAAATCTATGTAATACCCTGTCCCGCCAAGAGGGATACGGTAACTCTGGCTCCCCGTCCCACCCCATGTGCCTGTTCCCCAGACCGTCCCCAGCCCACCCCACGTTTCATCAGTAGACGGGGGCAGCGTGAACGATCCCCATGTGTCGCTACTGTTCCACTCGACACGGCACTGGTCAGACCCCCGCAACTGGGCCGTCAGGTAGCCCCACCGGAATCCCTTTGCCAGCGCATCGTCGCCAAAGTAGAAGCGGTGCATCTGCGCCGTCAGCGCGTACCGATCACCGCCCGTGCCGTCAGACAGCACATTATCGCGGAACACGTTTGGGGCGTCACAGAGCATGACGATGCCCGTATTGCCACCCTTGAGGACCACAGGCAACCCAGCCGTGTCCAGCGCCTCAAACAGGCAGGTGGTGTCAGGGTCGGTGTATGCGCCATCCCACGGGCCAGACCATGCCTTCAGGACCGTGTGGTATTGGTAGCAGCCAAAGTTGGGGATCGTGATCCACAACTCTTTCGTGGCGCGGTTAATCAGCGCACGGACGTTGGCTAACTGGGTCGCACTCAACTGACGGATCAGCGGCAGGAGCGGGTCAGGCGTTTCAATCGTGCCTACGGGCGAGACTTCCGCCTCGTTGCACATATACAGCCCCCGCTCACTCACGAAGTACGCCACGTTCCCAGACGCAGCAATACTGTGCGGGGCGATGGTGCCCACGTCTGCCGTCACCGCTTGAGGCGCAACCGTGATGTCATCCTGCCCAAAGCCCGTAATCCGCGAGATACCGCGACGGTGGAATACCAGCAAGGACGTATTGATCGACGCCAACCCCGCAATCGGCTCGTCACCAAAGGTGCGGACGATGATCTGCCCACCACCAGCCGAACCGTTGCCAAGGCTGTCCCCGTCGTTCAGGTCCGAGTAGAACACGCTGTCGGGGAAGGACGTATTCCCGCTCCCCCACAGTCGCTGGTTATGGACCGCGATCTCTGACACGGCCACGGTGCCCGCAATGTCCACCGTCAGCGCAGACCCGTTCCACTTGTTCAGTAGCCCACCGTCTGCGATGTAGACCACATCAGCGCCACCAGCATCACGGAACTGCGAGAAGCCTGGGACCACGGTGGTTGAAAGGGAACCCGCAGGAGAAGCCCACGTCCACGGGAATGCGCCGTACGTTGCCTTACGCAGCACCCCATTGCAAACCGCTAACACGTCTGGGGTGCCGCTATCCTTGACCCATGTAAACCCGTTCAGGACAGCGGCGGACGCTAAGGCAGCAGCGGTCTGTTGTGTCCCACCCCGCTTTGTGATGGCCCCGTAGTCGGTCAGCCGCCCGTTCACCGCTCGACGAAGCTGGTTCGGGAGCAGGTTCAAGTCGTCAGAGACTTCGTTAAGTCCCCCGTCCATCTTGGGCTGCTGGTCCGCCAGTCGCTCACCCGCCATCAGCCGCCACCCCAATCATACTTCTGATCCGAGTACGCCATCCGTGTCGGGTTGATCGTGCGACGGCGGAGGTCGTCGAGGAGGGACTGCCGCTCCTCGTTCGCCAACGCACGAAAGTTGTTCGCCGCACCGACTTCAGCCCCACCCTTCAGCAAGAGTTTAGCCGCAGCACTGGCCGTCAAAATCCCTTGGCTGTTGGACGGGAACGTAATTGACACCGTATTGGCAGACAAATCGTTCAGCGCGGTCGGCTTATAGTTCATCGCCACATACACCAGCGTCCCCGATCCCACTGGTAAAATCTGCACATACTCTCCAGCCAAGTAATACAGGCGAGGGTAGGTGGGCAGATAGTTGGTCGTGGTCGCCAGCGGCACATACTGGAACTGCGTTTCTTGGTAGAGCGTGTTGCCGTCAGAAACAGACAGGAGGCGATAGAAGTTCTGCTGGCTATCCCCACTCCCCGTGTTCAGGCTGCTAAACGGTAACTGCCCATTCACGTCCGTGGTCAGCGTCAACTGCTGGAACGTGTAGTACGGGGCGGCGTTCAGGATGTTCGACCACTCTTCGTCGTACACCGATGCCAGCGCCGTCTTAATCGTGTCGTCAGACCAGCGTGTCGAGCCAACCGCGTCCATCAGTTCGCGGGTTTGCTCAATCAAGTTGGTGACCGTCACGTTCGGCATACGACCTCCTTACCGCTGCTTCGGGGGACGCCCACGCCGCTTTGGCGTATGTGACGGGTCAGGACTGTCCAACACTTCCGTCAACGCTTCCTCAATCGCTGCCGCCAACGGGGCCGTGGCGTTGAAGTTGACCATCTGGTCCGTCAACTGCTGCACGTCAGCTTTCGGGTGCTGCCGCAAGGCTTTGGCAAGGTAGGCGGGGGCTTCGTCGAGGCTACACGCCCGTGGCAGGTAGCCGATAATGTCGAGGCTGCGGTTCGGATCAATCTCCTGAGACTGGACGTGCTGCCACCGCTCGTCCTGTTCGTCCCACCGCATACAGATCGCCCAATGCTCGTTGACGCTATCAACGTGCTTGAGGAAGAGGCGAGGATGCACCGCCGTAAGCCGCCGCTGAATGTCAGACGACGGCTCTGGCGTGCCCCGGTGATTCAACACCACCGGACCCGTCATTATTCCTGCACCAACAACTGGATCGTAGCCACAACATCTTCAGGCTGGACCGACACGGCACCCACCGTCACGATCTCCACACGGATGCTATCCGTTGGACGAACCGTACACTCTGGCACCGTTAACGTGGTGATGATCGGCAACGCAATCGGCGTGTTGGCCGTCCCTGCGTTAATGCTGACCGCGTTGGTCAACGCCAGCGCCGTCACGCCAGTCATCTTAAACAACTGGATCGTGCAGCTTGTCGCTGCGGTCGGGTACGTTTCCGCACACACCGCTGCACTTTCGCAAATGGTCGTGTTGCCGGGGAACGTGCCAATGTTGTGCGTCTGCGTGCCCGCTGCCAGCGTGCCCGTGTTCAAACGGCCACTGGTCAAGACCACAGGTGCTACGCCGAAGCGACCGGGCAACGGGGAAAAACGGTTTGCTACACCCATGTATATCTCCAGACAAAGTGAAGCGTGTTGGGGTGACGGGTATCCGCCACCCCAAGGTCACGATTAAACGTGGCTGTAGCGGACGGTATCCGTGTAGCCAGTGATCATCCCATGGCTATTTCGGGCGATGCAAGCGAGATTCCCGTACCAGCCATAGGTGGTCTCAAAGGCGTCACGGCCCTGAATCCAGCGCCACGGGCCAGCGCCCTCAAACTCCACGAAGCCCCAGTCCTTCGCGTCCACCCATGCCAGCGACGGGAGGTGCAGGAGGTAGATGGTGCCAGCAGGGACGTAGTAGTCGAGGTAGCACTTCACGCCGCAAATCTCGACCGCCTTGTACCCACCCTTGATCGTGGTGCTGAACTCGCCAGCCGTGAACCGACGCTGCGCGACCATGCTCTCCATCAGCTTCTTGCCGAGACCCGGCGTGGTCATCATGAAGAAGTCCTGCGGACGGGCCATCGCGTCCTTGCCAGAGCGGCCATTGATGCGCTGGATCAAGTCCCAGATGTCCGATTCGGTCGGCTGGTTCACGTCCGGCGTATCCGTGCCTGCCACCATCCGCGTCGCGTCCCAGATGTTGTAGGTCGAGGCCGAGATGTTGTGCAGGGTGGCGTAGCTGCCGCCACGGTTCGTGATGTTCACCAGACCGTTCATCGCCACGTTGAACGAGGTATCGGTCGTGGTCGCCT